CAGAGCAGTAGTATGTGTAGAGGAGGCCACCATCTAAGGCTGAGCCATACCTGATCAATCCAAGTGGATCTTCAGAGTGTGCCGCAGCTACCGGTAGGAAAAGTCCTACCATAGGATGGAGGCTATGAGTTAGCATCGAAGGTGCAACCTTGTAGACGTGGCCGCCATTGGGATCTAACAAGTACCCCTTTGGATTGGCTCGCTATCTACTTGGACACCTTCGAACCACCTTTCTTACGTCGCGGCCTGTACCCTGACTTCGGAAGAACTTCGTGAGTCTGAACCACATGGACCAAACTTTCCAAGGAAAGAGTGTCCGATATGGACAGATCACGAAGGAACCCGATGCCAGCGCACATGGACGTTAAGTAATTAAGGATGGTTGCCTTGCTCATAGCCGCGGTCTTACTTGTCCTAGTCGATAGGGCCGCAAACGGATCCAGGAAGAGCCGAACATCAAGGTGCAACCATTGCACGATGTCGTCGGACTCCCGGACCAAATGCGCCTTGTCGAACTCTAATTGCAGAAACCTCACATTTCGTATGAGGGCTGCAATCGGAGGCAAGGACAGTAGTGACGATTGGGCGTCCAACCCTTCAGGCACCAGATCAACAAATCTCTGGAGTTCCAACTGGAACTTCTGAAATTGGCCGATCTGGCGCTTGATGGCTTCTTCTATGACCCTCGCCTTACACTCATTCAATAGGATCAGGACGCGTGTCCCGGCCCTAAGAAACGAGTTACAGGAGAGAGCGGATCCCAAAAGTATCGAGGCCAACGTATTGGTCTTGTACTTTCGGAGTCCCCGCGAGTCCTCACGGACAGGTAGCAAGAAGAATCTCCAAGCTTTCTCTGCAAGGCGGTCCGAGCGGACCGCCATGCCTAGAGAGCTGAAGAGGTCAGCCAACAAGCCCCGGGAAACCAGTGTTTCTGATCGAGGTAACCAACGTCCCTCTAGCTCCCTCAACCAAGTAGCCACACCATAGAAGGAAACATGAGCAATCAGTGACGTCGGCACGACGTTTGATTTATCATCAACCTTCCGGGTGCGGACTGCCTCGAAGAGAGAGCCCAAGGGTGCGCCAGTTACTTCCGTACCAGCGTGTATCCATCGTTTCGCGAATTCGTACGTGTCGAGTGACACGTGCGATTTCGGTACTGAGATTTCAACACCTAACTCACTCATAATAGCTCGGTAATGCTCAGCGACGAGGTCGTCACCAATGACGATATCGTCCCCAAGCAGAACGTAGTTGCTAAACGAGACGGGCTTCCCCGCTCGTTGAGCCGCTACCCGGACTATTACGTGGTGGCAGATACTGAAAATCGCCCACGAACTATAGGCCCCCATGGGCTGCCCACACGCATACCTTACGGTACGCGCAGTGCGACGCTCCCAGGAGACGCTATAATCGCGGTCGATAATCAGTCTGCGCCACGCGTCCGCATAATCCGCTGCAACTAACACCGACAGCACCGCTACCTGTAGCCATACAGGGAAGCGATCTGTCGCGGCTGTTAGATCCAGCGAATGATACGGACCTTTGTGAGCCAGTTTGGCGCGGAAGGAACCTTGATTAAAGGTACAGTCGCTCCGAAGGCCCTTCAAGAAACTCATTGCTGAGTCATGAAGAGGCTTCAGAACGGACTGAGACCAATAGTCAAGGATAGCAACGATCCTCACCTTAGCTTCCTTATCCCTGACTAGAGAAAGCCGAGCCGACCTCCCTTTCGGGGTCAGCTTGAACTTCGCTAGCCAGGCTAGGGGGCTGAAGAGACGGGCGTTTGCAATCGCACCGAGGACCAACTTACCACCTAACACAGCGATGTCTGACATCTGCTGGTCAGTTAGTAAGTGGGCATCCTCGACCGATCCTACCATAGCCTGGGCATTCGGACCAGCTTTAGTGCTCACGTGGCACTCGACCCATTCGGGCCGAGCTAGCTTCCAACCGAGCGCCGTTACCGTGCTGACCACCTCACCGACTAAGGTCGGGATAATGGGTGGTCCAGGACGAGTAATGGTACTCAGGTCAGGAGCTTTCCAGCCTGGTAAGAGCCGGGAAATACCCAAAAGGGTAAACCCGAATCTTAACAGGGTGGAGTCACGTGAGG